ACTCCCAATGGGGGGGTTCTAGGGGGGGCCGCTAGGAGCGCCCGCCCACCATCGACAAACTGCTGGAAATGACCGGGCTCCGTCAGGTGCCACGTGCCCTTGTCGTCGTGGCGCGGCAGCGTCGACATCAGAGCCTCAACGTGTAACAGGGCGTCACACTGGTCCTCGCGTGGCAGCGGCTCGCTGTCCTCGAGGTCAGCGAACCACGACCCGTCGCCTGGCTTGACCCACAGGGCCTTCGGGCGGCCGCCCGCCCTCTCGGCCTCCCTTGCCGTGCGGAACGGCCCAGCGGCCTTGCCCGTGCCCCGTGGCGCGAACGACCAGTAGGACACGATGCGAGCCGCCATGGACGGCTGCTCAGCGTCGTACCTGGGAACCAGCCTGCCGTAGCCCTTCTGCAGGTACTCAACCGTGATGGTGTTGCCAGTCTTGGATTCGCGGGCCCGCTCGATGGCCAGCGCCACCAGCCGCTGGTCGAGTTTGCTGAACCGCTCATGGAACCCCTGCTGCTGGGCCTCGGGCGCTCGAGTGAGCGCCGGGAAGGCTCGGAGCAGTGAGTGCCAGTTGGCCCCCCACGACGCCTGGTCCTCGTCAGAACGGCAGATCATGATGATCCCCCAGGTCGATTGGCGTGGCCTTCTCGGCCTTCTCAAAGTTCCAGTAGCGCTTGCCGTCCTTCTCAGTGCTCGTCACTCCGGTCAGCCGGATCGTGGCCCCTGCCCCCTCGGGCTGGGTCCACGACCGGAAAGACGAGAAGTACACGCCGCCCTGGCTGGTGGTCGACCACAGCAGCACGCGGGTGGGCTTCTTAGGCCCGTCCGGCAGTTGAATGCTGATGATCTTGCCGACGGCGTCGGTGTAGTACGTCCTCGAGCGGCTGCTCGGCACGTCACCTTCGCGGGCCCGCCACACTGGCCGCAGCTCCTCGGGCTTGTACGCGCACGGGTACGGGTCGGGCGCGTCATTCGGCAGGTCCGGGGCGTAAGCCATTGGTGCCGGAGGGTCGAACGGGACGACCGCCGCGGGCGGGGGCACCGGGATCGAGGTGGTGAGGGAAGCACCCCCGCTAGCCCGGCGCGGATCCCCCCGCCCTTCGGCAGCTTCTCCGTCGTCGTCATCACCAGCCGGAACGGCGGCAAGGCTTGAGAGGCTGTAACGCCTGGCGTAGGTCAGGGCCGAGCCGATGGTCTGCGGCGTCGGTCGCTCAACAGGCAGGCTTAGGGTCGATTCGATCCACTCCCCAGACGAATGGATAAACCGAGTCGTCACCGACACCAAACCGTCAGCGAATTCTCCAGGCTGAACGATGCAGATGTCATTCGCCGTCAGGTGCGGGCGGCAGGCTTCGTCGATGGCCGCCAGGTCGGCGTACCGGCTGCGGAAATGCGGGTTGGTGGCGTCCTTGATTGCCGGGCGGATGGCCCGCTGGGCGGACGCCAGCGCCTTGGCGATGGCGCCGATGGTCTCGCTGTGCTTCATGCTCCACCTCCAGTCACCACGACGCTGATGGGGAGTGACATCACACGCTCGGCCACAAGTCGCCGTACAGCCTTCCCCATTTCCTCTTGGTACATCTCTAGAACCTGCTGGTCCATTTGCTTAGCCGCAATTTCGGCGCGTCGAGTCATCTGCTCGGACACCTTCTTTTCGGTGTGCAATGACCGCATGATGTCCAAGACAAGTGTTTTGATTGACGCATCCACCATTTTGCCGAACTGCTCAGGCTTCACCTTCACACGAAGAATCGGCATGAGGGCTTTGCATGCCTCGTCGTCCTCAAACTGGTTCGTGTAGTTGAGAACGCCATGCTCATCGAACCGAAGGCTGATCTCATCGAGCGTTGCTGGCTTGTCGCGCTTCATGCCCCCACCTCCCCGTACATCCAGCCGGTGTTGGGGTCGATGTCGGACAACGGCAGGCCGTCGTCGGCCAGTTCAAAAGATTCAGGAAGTTCCATGAGTGACTCCAAAACCACACGACGGAGAAAATGCAGACGGCACCAAAAGCCGCCTACAGGAGTCAGAATCAACGTCCCCTTTTTACGTCCGCTCTCAGTAATAACCTTCAAACCATTCGATTATCACTAAACAGAACACATATTAGCGGACGTGCTTTCAGCCTGAAAACGCGGCTTTTGGGCGATGATTCGGACCATAGTTACCAACGGTGTGGACGTTGGTTATCACTTGATATCGTCACTCTTTGCACCTGTCTATAGGTCCGAAGTGCGATTATCAGAAAAAGGAAGCAACTTGTTCAGGGTTTCGCGCCGCTGCTGGCAAGAACCACAAGGCTTTATCCCAACAGCCTTTGTGGCCGCCGCGACAACGTCTCCTAGGCCGGTTATTGCCTCGACCTCGGATAGCAAATCGGTGATGACCGGTCGCCCGTCGCGCAGCTCGACGCCCCAGGTTTGCACCTTGCCATCCTGACGCACAATGTAGGGTTTAGTCTTCACAGTCAAACGTGATGTTGAAGTCCAGCACTGGCTCCCAAACGCAATTCCCGTTGACGTTGTTCAGGAAATAGGCCCCCCGGTCTCGGTAGCCATCGATGCAGCAGCCATCCCCGTTGTTGCGCAGATACACGCCGATATACCAGGTGTTGGAATTGAGGTACCTACCAGCGCAGGGATCACCGAACGGCACGTCAGCGTCGAGCGTGTAGCCGGTCGTGATGCAAAACAGGGCATCAAACTTGGTTTCCGGCAGCAGGTCGCAGGACAGACATGGGTAGTCCTCGGGGTCTAGATCGCACCCGATTGCCGCTACCGACACGAACGGCACGTCAAAGCCGGTCGATGGCGGATTGGGCGGCAGGTAGTCCACGCAGCACCCGCTGCCGTTGATCTTGTCGACCGTGTAGGTGCCGTTCGGCACAGTTGCAGCAAAGCGGGTTAGGGAGTTCTTGATTTCCACGACATCGAACGGGCTGCCCTGGGGGCATGGACTCGGTGCTCGGCGCATGATGCAGCTAGTGGATATCTCATGCGTGGCACAGCCGTCGTTGGCGACCCGGAGATAGATCGACGCCGTGTAGTACTCGCAGCACTGCGGGTCTTCGGGAAAGCTGAAATTGCACCGGCATGGATTGCCGTAGCCGTTTTCAAGACACCAGTTGGTGTGTGTCAACTCGAACGGCACTGCACCGGTGTGCTCGATGATTGTCGGGCCGGACTCATGCCCTAGCCGGAACGGCGAGAACGACGGCAAGCCAGCGCCGAGCCCGTCGCGCTCCCATAGACCGGGATCGGCAAAGAAGCGGAAATTACCGTTGGGCAGGCTGTACCAGTGCCTGCCGGTTCCGTTGTATGCGCCGGTCAGGTTGTTCGGGGTGGTGCCAAGCTGCGCGACGATCTTGCCGATCAGGTCAGAACCGCGGATTTCCAATCCGACCACTAGTTGGTCATACGACCCACCGATGCAGCACTTCTGCAGAATCGGCCACACAATCTCATAGTCCCCGACCTGCGTGCTCGATCCCCGAAAAACAGGGACCGAGTAGTTCCACGGTCGAATTGGAATCTGTGCCAATCCCGGCATGAGCACCGGGTACGGGTACTGGTCGATTGGGTCAGGGAAACTGCATTCGTTCTGCAGGGTCTCAGGGTCCACGGCGGTTGTCGACCCGACAAAGGATGCCGATAGCGCCACCGGCGTCAGCCCTGCCAGCGTGATGGACGACTCGTGATAGATCAGCGAACGGTGGAGGGAGTAGAACCAATAGCCAAGACCTACTGGCGTTGCGCAGTAGGTCGGCCATTCACCGCAGCAGACAATCGGTTCCTGCGGATTGCAGCAGCAGGTACGGGCTAGCGTCACTTCTTGAACTTCGACAGCGGGAACAGGTTGCCTGCCACGTAACCACAGACGCCCAGGAGCAGGGCGAACCAAACGCTACCGATGAAACTGGCCATGGTCATTTCCTCTTCCGGCTGGGAGTGCGAATCGGCGCGGCACGCCGGAACGCCGCGTCAAACGTCGGGTCCGCCCGGCGCAGCTCGGCCACCGCGGCCACCGCTTGCTCAGGCGTCAGATCGATCAGGCTGGCCGTTAGTTCGGCCGCTCTCCGCTCGGTCGGCGTCACAATTCCCAGCCAGCCCTTGATCAGACGCCCGACGCCGGTGTGCCACACGATGAAACCGACGCCGAGCACGGCGAGAGCGATGCATACCCAGACGAGAGGAGCCACCCACCAGGGCACCTGGTCCTCCACGCCAGTCAACGCCATGTAGATCACGTCCACAGCGTCGAGGATACGCGCCTGCTCGCCCTGGCCAGCCACGGCCTCGGTCTTGATGGTCGGCAGGCTCGGCGCTGGGGCGTCAGCCTCGCTGGCGATGCGCTCGAAGCGTCGGCCGCTGCTGTGCGCGAGTTGACGCACGGCGGTCGTGTTGGCGGCAATCCGTTCGCTCGGACCAGCGCACGAGCTCGCCACGACAACGACGATGGCGGCGAGCCATCTCATGGCTCCGCGGGCTCAGTGAAATGCGTGCCGTCCCACTCCCAGCCGATGCTGCATGCTTGGCCGTCGGCCAGTTGGATGGCCTCGGCGCCAGCCGGTGGGGCCCAGCGTGACGTGTCACCGTCCCACAGGATGATGTTGTCCACGATGCCGCCGTGCACGATTGCCCACCGCATGCTGCCTCCTCAGTAGTAAGTCACGAACACGATCAGCCCGCCGCCGCCAGCACCACCAGCGCCACTGGCGTAGCCGTTCTCGCTTGCGGCCCCACCGCCACCACCACCGCCGATCCCGCCTACTGCGCCAGGCTGCCCAGCCATGGCGAGGCCCGAGCCTCCACCGCCGCCGCCGGTGCCCACCACGCCGTTACTGTTGCCCGGCTGCGCGTCCTCGGGGTCGTCCACGTTGCCGCCTGCCGCCGTGATCCCGATGCGGGCCGTGCCTGAACCTGCGCCGCCGTAGCCGTACAGATTGGCTGCCGACAGGCCAGCACCGCCGCCACCGCCGCCGCTCCCCTTCGCGTAGAGCGGCGAGTCGGTCGCGTTGCGCGTGCCACCGGCACCGCCTGCGCCGCCGTCGAACAGGCCGCCGGTCTGCGCGGGTCCCGCCGAGCCGCCAGCGGTCGTTCCGCCTTGGCCCAGGCTTCCACCGACCGCTCGGCCGTAGGTGCCAGGGGAATCGCCCAGGCGCGTGGTGCCACCGTTGCCTCCCGAAGATCCATTCGTGCTGTCGGTAGTCCTGGCTGCCCCAGCGGTGCCGCCTGCGCCGATCGTCACGGCCAGCGTGGCGGGCAGGTCTGCCGCCTGCCATGTCGTCTCGGTCACCGCGGCCCCGCCGCCGCCGCCGCCACCACCTCGAGCGCTCGAGGCCGCACCGCGGCGCCCGCTGCCACCTCCACCACCGCCGCCGACCATGATGGCCCACACGACCCTGGCACCGGCTGGTTTCGTCCAAGTCCCGCTAGAGGTGAACGCCTGGACCGTCGCCTTGCGGCCGTCGATCTTGGCGATAGCCGGGCCCGTCACCTCGAGGTAGATGGCCCCGTCGGCCGTGTTGACGGCCAGTTCCCCGTCGACGAGCTGCGCCGTCGAGGGCACCGCACCCGCCGTGTTTGAACGCTTGAGTCGGATTTGGTCAGTCATCAGTAAGTACCCCCGTCAATCTCATTGATGAGGGCAGAGAGGCATTCCCCGTCGTATTGGTTCATGCGCTCGAATAGCGCGACGGTCAGCCCGCTGGCCGTATAGACCATGGCAGCCATTACGAACGCGTCATTAGGAACAGCAAGCAGGTTGAATCCTGCAGCATTGGCCCTAGTCGCGTTGACTCCGCCACCGGCTACAGACGAAGTGTTGCCATACTCCGCCAAGTTGTACGCCGTCACGTTTATTGCGTCTGTTTCCGTGATGGTCGAAATGCTGGTCGGCGTCGACTGCGGCTGCGCCTTCGAGAGCAGATACGTCCACCGGTTGGATGTCAGTGGCGTGCTGCTTACGACCCTCATGGGGTGCCAAGACACGACCGACCCACGCTGCAGCAGCAGGTTCTCGAGTTGGCCACGGTTGGCCGTGACGAACTGCGCAGCCTCAACCATGAGGTTGAACGCATCGGCAGACTGGCCGACAGGTGCATAGACCGATGGTTGCAGGAATCCGGTCATGGCCAAGCGGGCTTGGGGTTGGACAGAATGTCGAGCACTTCGGTGGGCAGGATCACGCCCGCCGTGTGGAAAGCAGCCGTGTCGGGGTATGCCTGATACCAGACTGCCTTGGCGGTGGCCTTCATGGTCGACCCACCCACGCTGATTGTGGTGTCGGCCCAAATTGATCCGTCGACCGGGTTGCGCATTGGGATTTGCTCGAGGTGGAACCACTCGTCGTACAGAAACGTGTACACGTCCATGCTGACGGAGTCACTGACGTAGCGCCGCTCGTACGACTGGAACAGGACGGTGCCAGCGGCGTAACCGGCGAACGCTGCCGAGTTTCGTTTCAGCAGGTCCTCGGTGATGTTTGCAGGCACGTTGGTGTAGCCCAGCGCGGAGTTGGTGTCATTTACCAAGAACTCGACGCGAAACAGCTCCTGCCGGACAGACCGGATAAACGGTGTGCCCATGATGTTCGTCACGGTGCCGTTGGCGATCAGCGTGCTGGGCGGCCAAGCAATGGTGCCGTTCGTTGGAAACGACGTGGTAGCGGGCTTGATGTATTGCGACGCCTTGCGCTCGGAACTCTGCAGGCTTGTCTTGACGCCACGGAACGGCGCCACGCCGACCACTGGACCGCGGGCCGTCGAGGTCACCATGTAGGTGTTGGCGCGGTCCGGGTGGGTCTCCACCCTGATGTCCTGCACGATGAACTGTGCCAGCCCGCCGTCGATGGTGCCAAGTGCCAGCCGGGTCCCGAGCGCCTCGATTTGGTCGAACGGTGCCGTTTGTGCCTTGATGGAGTTGTAGACGTTCCAGCTGTCTTCGCTGGTCCCGACGTAGGCCGGGTCGTCCTGTGCCACGAGGAACCGGGTGGTGTGCACGGCCTCGGTCGGCTCCATTCCGATCGTCAGCGACTGCTGGTTGTGCTGTCTGAATATTTGCCACGCCATCAGCGGCTCCTATCGGTGTTCTGCTTGATTTGCTCCAGCACGCGCAGCAGCTGCAGGTTCAGCGACTCGACAGACTCGCCGCTACCGGTTGCCATGGCAAAGCCCAGTTGGCTGCGGAGTCCGGCGGCCTGCATCTGCATTTGCTCGATGTCAGTAGCGCCCTGACCACCGAAAGTTTCTCGCCAGCCAATCATGTCCTGCTGGAATCGCTGGCTGATCGCGCCTTCCACGCCTCGCACTGCGTTGGTGATGTAGGCGCCAGGCGCCGTGAAGAAACTTTCGGCGCTCTTGGAAACCATGCCGCCCGGCCCCTGGGCAATCAGCCCGGTACCAATTTCCCGTTGGGCATCACGCCTGATCCGGGTGGCCTCCATTTCATCCATCCCCAGCCCGACCATGCGGCGCCCGGCGTCCATCTTGGCGTGCAGGGCGTCAATTTCCGCCATGACGATGTTTGTGGAGAATGGCCGGACAAGTTCCGCCAACGTCTTGCGGGCCTCGCGGTTGGCCTCGTAGAAGCTGCCGATGGCCTGAAACAGCGGAGACGCCATCCCAGCGGCAAACAGGCCCTGCATGCGGTTGAACTGCCCGCGGATGCCCTCGAGCTGCGCCGTGGCCTGCTGGCCCATCTTGCGCAGGCCGGTCACGTCGGCGTCGATCCCGATTGAGAGTCCTAGCTTCGCCACGTTGCCACCTTCCCGAGGGTTGCCATCCAGTCAGTCTGCCCTGGCTTGCGCCAAGGCTCCACCACCGTCTGCGGCTGACGAGTCAGCCCGTACGCCAGGACCGTCAGCAGCCGCTCTATGCGGTCGGCTGCGGTCCACTCCAAGGGTTTGCCATCACCCCCTGGACGAGTGCCATGGCCACATGCACGTCCAGCGCCGTCGAGCCCGGCACGCCGTCCACTCGGGTGCAGGATTCGAGCACGAACGCCTGCCGGGCGTCATCGTCCAGCTGCTCGACCTTCCGCCACTCGCCGACCGTAATGGGCCGGACCTCGAGCACGGCCGGGTAACCGGCCACTGCCTCGCTTGTGAACTTGCGCCAGGTCATGCCCGAGCCGCCGTAATTTCACCGACGTACTGCCAGGTCACCGTAGCCGAGTGCACGGCGTCGTTGGTGTAGGTCGGGCTGTAGCCGGTGATGATGGCCGAGCCGCTGAAGTCGACCCCGCCCGCCCCGGCGCCGCTGGCAGCAATGGCCACCGTCACGGCGGCCGTACTGGGAGTCGCCCCGCAGAACTTCTGCGCTAGCGTCAGCCCGGTTGCGTTGTCCGTGTGGATTGTCGCCGACCCCGTCACGGTCGGACGGCCCTGGATGGCCGTACTCAGTACCGAGTTGAGGGCCGTGGCGTCCACCACGGCGCTGCTGGCCGAAATGCTGATATCGGTGGCATCCACGATGACGCTCGATCCGCCGCCAATCGTGAATGAAAGAGTCGTGCCGTTTGCGATGAATGCCATGACTTAGCCTCCTGTTGCCCAAATGCGGTACGTCTGACGGACCACCCGCGGGCCGTCGTCCGTGCCTTCCTGATCGTCCATGCGCTCCACGTCCTCGCCGTCGGTAGCGCTCCACTGAATCTTGGTTCCATCCACCGTGCCGTAGGTGGTGTTGTCGTTCAGCACGGCCGACACGGCAACCGCGAGCGCTCGAGCGCCCGACAGTGACGTGGCGATGCAGTCGATGGCCACCGAGAACTCGGCCAGTTCGGTCGTCCCGGTCAACGTGCGCACCGGCGTGCGGGCGTCGATGCTGTAGACGATGGCAGGCAGCGCCGTGCCCTCGCGGCGCCATTCCGGGCTGACGCGGGTGCTCACGATCCCGGATACGCCCGCGTCGTCCATGAGCCTGCGCCGTAGTGCGGTTTCGATGCTCATTTCTTGGACACCTTTAGACGCGCCTTGCGGGCCAGTTCGGTCAGCTGCGTCTCGATGACCAGCGCCAGGTCCTCTTTGATGACCTCGGGCGGGAAATCGCGGTAAGTGTCGCGCTTGATGTGCCACTGGGCCCGGCCGCTGTCCACGATGGGAGCGATGTACGACCTGGGGCGCCGCTTGTACCGGAAGCCGGTGCGGCTGGTGGTCTTGAGCCCGCGGGTGTCACCCATCGACTGGATCACCTTGCTGGATGCCTTGCGCAGGCTTTCCTGTCCGCCGTAGCTGCGGTGGGTGGCCCCGTGCGTCAGCCAGTTCTGCTTGTACGTCGTCGCCAGTCGCTTGAGGCTGCGCCTCAGCAGCTGCTTGAACAGGTTGCGGCTGACGCGGTCGGGGAGCTCGAGGAAGACCTGCTCGGCTGCCAGGAACGCCCGCTGGGCACGCTGGCTGGCTCCGGCACGCATAATGCCCAGGTTCTCCGACGCATTGACCTGGCGTTCCATGAAACGCTGGTAGTTGCGCAGGTGCTCCGGGGTGTTGAACGTAGCGCCGCGGCGGAAGCTCATGCCGTCACCTCGAGCGCTTCGCAGTGGAGTTCCATCCGTCCTAGCGTGGGGTCCAGCACGCCGGTTACCTCGAGCACGCGATCGGTCTTTCCAGTCTCGCGCAGCAAAATGCGGCTCTTGACGGTCACCGAGTCGATCCAGGGCAGAACGAGCCGCCAGGCGGTCTGTCCGCGGTTGATGTCGACTGAGTCGATGGACCGCCCGTCGGCGGACTCGATGTGGCCCAGCACAGTGGCCACGGTCGACCAAGTCTTGGTGGCCTGCCCGTAGGTGTCGACCGACGCGGTGTAGTTCTGCACCGCCATCTCGTGTCGGAACATGCCACGCGGGACCATCAGTGCACCCCGTGCTCCCCGAGCATGGCGATCAGCATCTGCTCGGCCTTGCCCTCGATGGCTCCGGTGCTGTCGCCGCGGTCGGCATACAGGCGCCCGCACAGCTGCAGCGCCAGCATGTTGATGTAGTGGTCACCCACCAACGTGGTCCAGTTGATGGTGGCCGGTCGGGTGTACTCCTCAGCCACCAGCACGGCCACGCGCTCGCCGTCCCAGTGCTTTTCCGGTGTGGCAGTTTGTGGCACAGCGGACTCGTCCACGTAGGTCACCGTGATGTTGGTAGCCGGGTTCACCGGCTGGATCGGCAGGACGATCCACACGTCCCCCTCCTCGCTGACGGTGTAGGTACGCGCCAGCGACTGCAGCGACAGGCCGGTGCAGCGCTCGATAGTCTCGCGCACGGCAGGCAGCAGGATGTTGCCGATGTACGCGTCGTCCTGCGCGTGGAAAATGCGCAGGTGACTCTTGATATCGCTGGTGGTGAGTGCTGGCATTTTGAAAAGACCGGGGGGGGTGTCCCCCCCGCCGGTCCGGGGTCACATGGAATCGATCAGGCCTTGTTGACGATCACGCCACCGGCGCGCTTGTCGATGATCTGAGCATCGGACCGCATCGAGCTGCGGTAGTTGATGATGCCCGTGCCGCTGTTCGAGAACGGGTCAACGATGAACTGCACTTCTCGGCGGTCCACGATACGGTAGGCGCGGGCAATATCGCCGAAGAACACCTGCAGGCGAGCCGAAGCAGCGTTGTGCACGTCGGCGAACTCGCTGATATAGACCGGGCGCCCCATGAGCATGCCGCTGGCACCGTCCTGCACCAGCATGCCTTGCATGCCGTCGTACAGGTAGGTACCGGCAGTGGACGCCTTGAGCTTCAGCAGGCTAGCCCAGGTGGCCTGATTCATAATCCAAGAACCGTTCTGCGAGTAGGCCGTCGGCACCGAGTTGAACAGGTCGATGCAGTGGTCGAAGTTGACCGTAGTGGCCGTTGCGCCGGTCTTGACGACGTACTGCCAGGCGGTGTCGTCGTACATCAAGCCCTGTTCCTGGGCGGGCGAACCACCAGCGCCAGCGCCAACGATGTGACGCTGCGCACGGAACTTCCCGTGGGCGCGCGCGTGATCTGCGACCACCTCGGCTGCCACGTCGATCGACGCATCGAACAGGAGCTCTTCGGTCACCGGCGTCGTCGCCGTTGCCTTGTACGCCGCGAAGGTCTTCAGAATGGTGGTGAAGTTTGATTCGCTGTATGCCGCTGCTTCGTTCGTAGCCGTGACAGTGGTGCGCGAGTCGATGACGGGCAGACGCAGGTTGTTCGGGACAGTCTGGACGGTCGCCAGCTTGCGAACGGGGTCAACCCAGTCCAGCCACTTCACAAACTCGCCGGTCATCACCGACTGGGGCACAGTGTTGCCAGCGGTGGCAGCGGTGCCGACCGTCAGGGTCGTGCGCAGTTCCATGTTGCCGCTGCCCTCGCGGCCACGCGTGGCAAAGAAACGCGCCAGTTCGGCGTCGTTGCCGCCGGTGCGGTTTTCGGGACGGGCCACCAGTTGGCTGTTCTTGGCCTTGACGGCGTCCAGGCGGCTGCGAATCGACAGGCTCTCAAGCTGCCCGTCAATGGCACGGATTTCTTCCTCGGCCGCGTCGAACGAACGAACGGCATCGGGGGTTGCGGTCTCGGCGTACTGCTCGCACGCAGCGACGAGCTGCGCACGCTTCTCACGGAGTGCTTCGGGGGTCACGGTCATTTCAGGTCTCCAATCCGCAGCCGCAGGTACCGAGCGACGAGCCCGGTGGAATTGCGAAACGCCCGGACCGCGGCTGCGGTCGCCTCGTAGGCGGGCGTGTGGACAAGGCTGACCTCGTAAAGGCGGGCCGACACGACGGTGCGGCGGTTGCCCGCCCACTCGTCCTTGTCGACCGCGAACCCAAACGACATGTTTTGGTAGATGCCGTCGCGCAGAAGGACGCGCATGTCCTGCCCGTCGCGGGTGTCCGGCAGCCGAGCAGCGAACGTCACTCCGCGCTCGGTTTCCTCGAGCTCGAGCGTGCCGCTGCGGGTGTCCGCCAGCACTCGCCCGCCGTCGTGCTCGACGAGCAGCGACACGTTCCTGCGCCCCAGGTCGGCCGCGAACGCACCGCGCTGGATGGTCTCGATGAACGGCAGCGGCTGGGATTCAGTCTCGTAGGGAATGGCCAGCCCGGACACGCTGTTGCCCTCGACGGCTGCGCGGACCTCGAACGAGCGGCGATCAATCTGCATCGGGCGACTCGCTTTCCTCGTCCTCGCGGTCGCCGTTCACCTCGGCCTGGCCGGCCGCCGTGTCCAGGCGCATCATGAGTTCGTCTGCCATGGGGTCCTGCACCGGCTGCATGCCGATGAACCACCGGGCGTCGTTAGGCGTGAGAACGCCAGACATGACGAGCTTGGACAGCTCCTTGGCGGTGTCCTTCATCGTGCCGCGGAGCAGTTCCTGCAGGTCGTGCTCGACGCGATAGCCGGGCAGCAGTTTGGCCGTCAGTTCGGCCTCGATGCGCTTCGCCCAGGGCCGCAGCGTCTGATCGACAAGCGCTCGTTGGGCGTTCAGGTCAATCTGAGTTCCCGCCTCGGTGGCCGCCAGGAACGACAGCGGCAGGTTCAGCGCTCGGGCAATCTCGCCCATGGCCGCGGTGCGGGCCGCCGTCACGGCGTCGAGGTCGCCCTGCCCGCTGACGCCCTCGATCTTGCCGCCGCCGTCGATGATCAGCGGCTCGGACGCACCGCCAGACTTGGCATGCTTGGCCTTCCAGGCGAGCAGGATCGTCTGCTTCGCCTGCTCGCTGATCGGCGTGGGGAATTGGAACGACAGGCGACGGGTCGTGCCGGTGGCCGCCATGGTGGCCGCCCAGTTGTCCAGGTCCGCCACCAGTTGCAGCTGCGTTCGGCACTTGTCTAGCGGGCTCTCTCCGATGAACGCCCACCGGCTGTAGCCGCCCTTCACGTGGATCAGGTCGCTGGCCGGAATCGCCTGCCCGTCGAGCAGGTACTGCAGCGGGTTGGCCGACCAGTTGATCGTGATGCGCCCACGCTCGAGCGGGATGAGTTCGGCGGCCTCGCCGGAGTAGGTGCGTGCGATGTACGCGTAGGCGTTGCCTTGCGTCATGGCGTCGGTGACCAGCCACCGGCGCAAGTCCCAGCCGTTGACCATCTCGGTGCTGCG